AGCTACACCTGATGATACTGTTGCGTTTGACCCCGTATTACAAGGTGATAGAGGTTTTACACCTGAAAGTTTAGAAGCTACACCTGATGATACTGTTGCGTTTGACCCCGTATTACAAGGTGATAGAGGTTTTACACCTGAAAGTTTAGAAGCTACACCTGATGATGCTGTTGCGTTTGACCCCGTATTACAAGGTGATAGAGGTTTTACACCTGAAAGTTTAGAAGCTACACCTGATGATACTACGGAATTAGAGACTATACTGCAGGACGATGCGGCTAGTTTAGATTTAGATACTACCGCTAGAGACGTTAATTTTAACGATATGATGTCTTTAAATTTAGAGAGTAACAAAAACCTTAAAAGTATCTTTGAGACAATTACAGGTAACACTGCAACTGAAGAGACTATAGCTAGTACTCCTAACGATACATGGAAAAGTGTTTTTTCCCGCGCAGAAAACGCAAAAGCTTTAGACCCCCGTGCTGTAACATCATACAAAGCTATGTTAGATGTAACACCTGCTAACGAGTTTGTAGGGACTCCCGTCCAAGGTGAGTTTGATTTTGATACAACACCTGCTGGTGAGTTTGTAGGTGCTCCAATAGAGATAAGTGATGTCGCCTCAATAATAGGAAAATCTTCTGAAGAAGTAACTTCTGGGGACGTTGATACTGTGTCTAATATAATTAACAACTTAGAGAGTAGCTCAGACCTAGGAATTACAGAAACCACAGAAACAGCCGTAACTCCAACTCCAGAAACAGCTACAACAACAGCTATAACCCCAGAAACAGCTACAGAAACAGCTACAGAAACAGCTATTAACCCACTTGTGACCACTGTAATACCCGAAGAAATTGAAGCAGCGGCGGAAAAAGAAGGGGGTGATGGATTAGCTGGGCTTATGAATATAAACCGTGCCGAACCTGAACTTATGGATTTAGATTACCTATATGATTTTAGTTCTATATTTGCTACTCCCGAACAGGCAAAGCGGTATCAATCTCCTTACGAGAACTATGATATGGCAGGGTTAAATTTTAATCCACAAAAGGATTTACAAAATACTTCAAAAAATGTAGAATTAAATGATGATGTACTCGCAATGATGGACCCTTACTCTGGTTCTGAGGATATTGATAGCGAAGACGAAGATGAATTATTGAAATTAATTGGAGGTTACGTATAATGGCAGGAGCCTTAAACCCATCTGATATTTACAGATATTTCTTTGGTCCTAGCGAAAGTAGTTCTAGTTCTACTTCTACTCCTTCTGCTGTTAGTCCTTATATTTCGTCTAGTTTAGGGCAAATTATAAATCGAAATGTGCCTTTTTATAACGCACCGCCCACCAGTGCACCTAAAGCAGAAAAAGATAGCTTCATAAAAAATCTTTTGTTTACTGACGGTGAATTTGATATAACAAAAGCTGGTGGTATTCTTGGAGGTATTGGGGGGTTGACAGGTATGTTTGACCCACAGTCTGCTCCACAAGGTTATCAAGGTGGTATTCCTGATTACACAGCGGTAAGAGCGCCTGTAGAACGTGCAAATGATTCCAACCGTAGGCCAGGGAGTATGGGGCGTAGATACTTTTCTGATGTTTCGTTTCAAAGTCCTGATGCAGTAAATACTGCGCCTGCGATGGCACAAGCAACTGGTCTCGCTTCAATAGATCCTGTAGTAAGACGACAAGCGGCACGACCTGATCTGTACCCCGCCCCTCAAGCTATGGCTGCTGGCGGTATTTTAGGTTTAAAAGAAGGTAAATATCTAGCTGGTGCTAGTGATGGCATGGCTGACCAAGTACCTGCTACTGTTGATAATGTAGAACCCGCAGCGTTGAGTGACGGGGAATACGTAATACCTGCTGACGTAGTTAGTCATTTAGGCAATGGTAATTCAGATGCGGGCGCTAAAGTACTAGATGGATTTCTACTTAAAGTACGTAAAGAACGTACAGGAAACGATAAACAGGGTAAACAGATAGACCCTAACAAGTTACTGCCTGCATAGGAGATAGATTATGGCTGAAGATACTTTTGACCCTACATTTAATGCCCAACAAATAGGTACAGAATCAAGTCTATCTAATTGGGTTGGACCGTATGTAACAGATATGTTGGGTAAAGGTAAGGCATTAGCCGACCAACCCTACCAATCGTATGGTGGCCCTTTAACAGCGGGGCCAACTGACACACAGACTAAAGCCTTTCAAGGTATTGGTAGTTTAAACATACCCACTTCACAAATGGGTACATTTTCTCCCTCCACGTTTACTGGAGGTATTGCGCAACAATATATGAATCCGTATCTTACTGCTGCATTGCAGCCTCAAATTGACGAAGCTAGAAGGCAATCAGAAATAGATCGAATAGCTAATGCGTCACGTTTAACACAATCTGGTGCATTTGGGGGATCTCGCCAAGCTATAATGGATTCCGAAAACCAAAGAAATCTACAACAAAATTTAGCGGGTATTACAGGTCAAGGTTATAGCGATGCTTATAATTCTGCTATGAATCAATTTAATGTAGAACAAGGCCGCCAACAAACAGCTCAAGGTGAAACTAACAAATATGGGTTAGCTGCGTTAGATAAACTATATGATATGGGCGCTAGAGAACGTGGCATAGAATCTGAAGGTGTGTTAGCAGATAAAAAACAATTTGAAGAAGAACGAGACTATCCGTACAAACAAGTTCAATATATGCAATCATTATTGCAAGGATTACCTGTAGGCACAACGGCTTATAACTATACACAACCATCTACTTTTGGCAAAGTTGCGGGTGGTTCAGGTGATGTTATGTCTATGATTAAATCGTATCTAGGTACTTAGGAGTTTATTATGCAAGGGATACCAAATATGACACCTGAACCTAACCAAGGACAGGGTGTAACTCAATCTTTAATTGAAGCGTTAGCAAAAGAACGTGAATTAAAACGTCTAGCAAACGCAGAAAGAGATATTGCATTACAACTCGAAACTAATCCCGCCACTATTACAGATCAAAATTCTCAAGAAGTAGAAACTAAAACTCAAGCTGAAACAGCTAAAGGTATAGCAGGTGTATTACAAAAACGGCAAGGCGATATGCAGGCTAATATGAATCGCGCTGCGCAAGGAGCACCACAAGGTGTACCCGCAGCAGGCGGGCAGATGGCTTCTTTTGCACAAGGTGGTATTGTTGGTTACTCTAATGGTGGACCTACAAGTAGTCGAGCTAGTCGAAAAATTGGAGGAGCAATGGACTGGGTAAAAGAAAATCCAGGAAAAGCAGCGGAAATAGCATCATTGGGTTTAATGTTTATCCCTGGAGTTGGATTAGCCAATCTTGGTAGGGTAGCGGCTATGAGAGGGGTAGCAAAATTTGCTCCTGGTTTAGCGTCTAAAATGAGTGGTGGAGTAAAAGGTCTAGCAAAAAAAGCATTTACAAAACCAGGGCCATATAAACCTAAACCAGGCCAAACTGTTTATCAAAACCCTAAAACTAAAGCATTTGAGTCTCTTGATCCTACAAAACGCGCTGCCAAAGGTTTAGGAGGTTTACCAAGTAACTCAAGATTGTTTTCCCCAACAAGAACCGCTGGTACAGTAGGTGCGGCAGGTTATTTAGGATCTAAATTGTTAGGTGGTCAAGAACCAGAAGTACCACAATTAGGAGAAAAACCACCTTCTGATTTTGGGCCAGCTTATCCAAAAACAACAGATCCCGTATCTGCACCTGCAGTTGCCAAAAAGAAAACAGGTATAAGTGATGAGTTTTTAGCTACGTTACGTGGTGCTCGAAAAGGTGATATGACGGGCGCTCGTATGGCGTATCAAGCTGGTCAAAAACAAAGCGAACTTAATAATTTAAAATTTAAAAGTGAAGATTATTACCGTCAAATGTCAGGTACAATCTCTGGTCTAAATAGTCTTAGGACGCAACAAAATAACTTAATGGCCGAACTAGCAGAAATAAAACAAACTAGTCCAGTGTTCCAAATTGTTAGAGAAGCTGAAATGGAGTATTTAAAAGCAACAAAAAGCGGTGACAATAGTAAAATAATAGACGCTAAACAGAAAGTAGACAAAGCTCAACGAGTAGCATTAAAAAGATGGGAAGAACAAAACCCCGCAGAAACAGCGGCACTTAGAAAATTGTCAACTGCAATAGCTGAAGCCGAAGCAAGACAATCAAATATAAGTACAAATTGGATGGGTTCTACTCCAACTAGTAGTGATCTTAAAGTAAAAAGAACAAACTAAGGTAATATATCTATGGCACGATATGAAGTAGAAGGGCCAGATGGAAGCTTATTCGAAGTAGAGGGGCCAGAGGGCGCACAAGACGCGCAAATTATTGCCGCTGTTGAAGACATGGTGCGGAGCGAGTCAGCTTCAAAATATGCAGACAGTATAAGTCCAAGCGAAGAAGCGTATTTGCAAGCTCAAGAAGATTATAAAAATGCAAATCGTACAGCTTTAGGTCGTGGCCTAGCCAACACTGCAAAACTAACTCAAGAAGGTGTTGGCAGTAGTATGGAAGGTATTGGTAAAATCTTAGGTCTTGAGGGGCTTGAAGAATACGGTGCTGACATAGCTATGGACAATGAGGCCGCGTTACAAAGGGCCGAGCCTTCTGCTATAAGACGGCAAGACGTAAAAGATTTTGGAACCGCATTAAGTTATTTTGGTCAGTCATTAGGAGAATCAGCAGGCCCTATGGGTCTTGGTATTGCTTCAGGTGTAATTGGCGGTGCTCCCGCTGCTATAGCTTCTCAACTACCTTTATTCTATGGTTGGAATCGCCAACGTCAAATTGATGTGGCTGGAGGAGATAGAAGTCAGGTAAGTGAGGCAGCAGCGTTCTTAACAGCTATACCACAAGCTACTATGGAAGGTATAGTAGACAGAATGTTAGTTGGTGGTATGTTTACAGGTGCGGCCATGAAAGGTGGAGGTGTGTTTACCCGTGTAGCTAAAGGCGCAGGGCGCGGTGCTACGGTAGAGATACCCACTGAAATAGGGCAACAGGTGCTCGAACGAGCGCAGGCTGGGCTACCATTATTAAACGAAGAAGCCATAACAGAGTATACAGATGCAGGTGTGGCCGCAGGTCTAATTGGTGGTACTGTAGGTGGTGCAGGTAATGTAAGAGCCACTACAGCAGAAATGCGAGCAGAAACTGAAAGAGAGGCGGAGAACCAAAGAATAATAGACGAAGTTGAAGCAGCAAAACTTGAGGCAGCAAAACCAATAAAAGACTCAGAACCAGAGCCAGAACTTGAAGCAGTTGATGAAAGGGTACAAGATGACACAAAACCTATCCAGACACCAAGTGGAACTAGCGTTCCAGATAGTGGACCAAAGGTTGTACAGGGGGGCGAAACAAAGAGTGCCAAGGGACTTACAACACCTGACGAGGTTGGAGTGGCTCCAGATAGCGTTGAAATTGAATCTGTTGATGACACAAAAAGCGAAGTCGATGATACATTAACTGATGACTTAGATGCCATAGGAGATGCAATAGAACAAAAAGCTCCAACAGAGGTTACACCAGAGGTTATACCAGAGATTACACCAGAGATTACACCAGAGGTTATACCAGAGATTACACCAGAGATTACACCAGAGGTTACACCAGAGATTACACCAGAGGCAGCACCAGAAACAGAGGCAGCACCAGAAGCTCCAGCAGAAGTTACAGAGGTTCGTACCACAAAAAATAAACAGCCTAATGGTGATTATATAATAGATAAAACTTTTCGTGATAAAAACGGAAAATTACAGAACAAACGTTATACTGTAGAAAATCCTAAAAACAATACTGAAACCAAAAATTGGCTAATAACTCCAGAAGGAGTAGTCGGGGGCGCAACAGATGCCGCAAATAATTTAGGAGACGCGGTAAAATCAATTGAAGGTTTCCAAGAAACTACACCAGAAGTTACACCAGAAGTTACACCAGAAGTTACACCAGAGGTTATACCAAAACCTGTATCAACTTTAGACGCTGACTTAGATGCAGCAGGGGATGTTTTTGATGCGGGTGAAGCTATTTCTAGGAGTCGAAAGGCTAATGTAGATGTAGCTAGAAAAAAATTCGAAGCTAAAAAAGATAAAATTAAAAACGACAAAACTATACCTGCGAAAGAAAGACTGAGCAGAGTACAAGCCGTAAACGGCGCAATGTTGGTAGCTATAAATAACATTAAAACAGGTCAAACAGAAATAGATGCAGTAGAAAAATATAAAAAATCATTGCAAGCTATTAGGAATATAGAAGACAGAGCTGAAGTTCAGACTATTATGAAAGAACAAGAAGAAAGAATACAACAAGGGCGAAAGCTACTAAAAGATTCTGAAGTGTCTAAAGATAAAAAAGGTTTAAAAGAAGAGTTTGATGATATTATTCTTACCAATATGGATTCTGATGTAAAAAAGTTTCATATTGCAGCAAAAGTAAAATCTCCACCAGAAAATCCATTAAGTGTCCGAGACATGGAGGTTATATTAGAAACTACACAATTTAAGTCTCGACAACCTAATAAATTTTTTTACAAACACCTTACTATGATGCAGGCTTTAGATGCCGCTGCATACGCGTCTGCCATAGAAAGTGGTCAAATAAAGAAAACAGACGAAAAAATTATTGACGCTTACTATGTAGGTATGAATAAAAAAGCTGGGGACAACTTTAGAACATGGGTCAACAAAAACCTATCAGACGAAACTGTAAATTGGTTTGAGACCACTAGAGCCACATACGTAAATCAAAATGCTAATACAAATAATGATCTAAAAGATAAAGCTAAAAGAGAAGCGGCAGTTAAACGTGCAAAAGACCAAAACTTACGTGAAGGTTGGGAACCTGAAACTGATAGTGTGCAAGGTACTTTTAGAAAAAAACTTCCTGAAGAGTACGTGGTTGATATGGACATACCAATACGCCCGTCAACTATAGCACTCCTTAGAAATGGGGAGCTGTCTCTTGCGTTAGCTGATTTGGTACATACAAATCCTAACAGCAGTATTGCCGAACTAGCTAATAGGTTAATAAAATATACAGGTACTACAAAGATAGAAGTTGTAGATACTATGGATTCTGCGGGGTCGTTTGATCCCAAGACTAATACTATACGTTTAAATGCAGATAGCGGTTTAAATACTCACACGTTACTACATGAGATGGCTCACGCTGCTGTATCTGCAGAGTTAGATAACAAATCTAGTCCCACTAGAAACCAAATAAATATTCTATTTGAAGATATTAAAGGTTTGACAGGCACTGCTTATGGGTCAACTAATTTACAGGAATTTGTAGCGGAAGTTATGAGTAACCCTGAGTTCCAAGAAACACTGGCATCTGTATATATCAAAGGTGAACGTATAAGTGCGTTTCAAAGAGTAAAGAATATTATAGCTAACTTCTTCCGTAGAATAACAGGTAAGAAGACTGTAGCTCTTACATACATACCCGAATTTGATCCCAAAGTAATTACTAATGAGGCTACAGCACTAGACGCTATGGACACTTTGATTCACGGTAACGATATATACGAAGGTCTTTTAGCTTCCGCGCCTGAATTTAGAAACGCAGGGATTATGAAACTTAACTCTAACCCCGCCTCAACAAAACAAACATTAAGTTTCCTAGAAAGAATAAATGAGATGTTTGCTGGTAAGATAGACAAAGCAGGCAGAACTAAATTTGCTGCAAATTCTAACGAATATTTAAAAGTAGGTAAAAAAGCATTTACTCGTGGATACTTGTCTTTAGTAGGTTCTCAAGGTTTGGGAGATATAGCTAAAGGAGCAGGTTTTGGTGAGTTAGGGGACACTGCTGATAAAACGATGCAATTTCAACGTGGAGCTGTAAATATTTCTGATGGAAAAGTATACAAAATTTACCAAGAGTTTGCAAAGTGGTCTAAAGCTAACCCTAAAGAAAAAAAAGTATTAGATGATTTAATTTATAATGCCGAAACTGGATCTACCATACGACAAGTAGACCCAACACTTACTCGCGCACAAGCGGAAGAAAAATATACTCGATATATTTTAGAGTACACTAATGATAAAGGTGACGTTAAAAGAAAATACTATAAAGATAAAAAACAACGTAATACTGATTTTGATGGAAGGTTTTCTGACCCTAAATATGACGCTGTTAAACTCCCTCCTCAAAGAGAAAAAATGAATATATGGAACAAAAATGAAAAGAAATGGAACTCTTTAAAACAATCTGGCGGGCAAATCCAACATAACAAAATGAGTTCGCTTTATGAAAAACAATGGACAGATCTTAAACAAACTATGGGGAAGGGTGTTGATGATGTTGCGACCTCAGAAATAGCTTCGGAGTATAAAAGAAAAGTTCTTAACAAAATATTTAAAATAGGCGACTTGGAGGTATATTTTCCATTAGTACGTCAAGGTACTTACGCGTTATCTTATAGTTTAAAACCAGAATCCGTACCTGCTGGCTCAGATCCCTATGTATTTGAAATGTTTAGTACTGATCTTGAACGTCAGTACGCAGCAGAAGATCTTAAAACAAACCCCGATGTAAGAACAGAAACTATAAATATTAAAGAAGATGAATTTACAAATGAGGAATACAAAAAGAAAGCGCCGCCAACAGCTTTTGTATCTCAAACCATAGATATATTAAGTAGGACATGGAAAGACAAAGACGGCAAAACATTACGTGTACCTGCTGATTTTATAGAAAATTTTATAAAAATATACACAAGTTCTTTACCAGCGTCATCTTTTTACAAAACATTGCAAAAACGTAAAAACACGCCAGGATTTATAGCCGATACTGCAGTTGCTTTAAATACTAAAGCTTATGATCTAGGAAGACAGACACAAAGGTTAAAATGGGGCGCAGCCATAAGTAAATTACAGACAGAAATAAACAACTTAGTTGAACCTCCTACAGCTAAAAAATCGTTTGGAGAAATACGACAAGAATTAAACAGACGACTTGATTACGCAAAAAACCCACCATTACAACGTATATCAAAAGCTTTAAACCAAGGAGCGTTCATATACACAATCGGATTTAACATATCATCAGCTCTTGTTAACCTATCGCAAGTCCCTTTGTTTGTTATGCCTTATTTAGGAGCGAGGTACGGGTATGAAGAAACAGGTCGAAAAATAGGTACAATGGGTAAATTAGTAACATCAGCAAAAAACAATATAACTGATATGTATGATGTAGCAGAAGACGGTACTTATATACTAAAAAAAGATCTTAAACTAACTAAAGGATTAGAAAAAGAATACACAGAACTTGCACCTGTTGTAAAAATGGCAACGGAACGAGGATTGTTAACAACTTCTTTTTTGCAAGACGCTTTAGGGTTAGATGAATCAGGTCGAGAACGTAGTGTTGCAGATAGAATTTCAGCTTTTTCTGCCATACCTTTTAACCACGGCGAGAGATTTAACCGACAAGTTACTATACTCGCCGCGTACAAACTAGATATAGATAGATTAACAAACAAAGGAAAAACTAAACCCACTGCGGCACAAAAAAACGAAGCGGCTACAAACGCTATATATAATGCGCAAGAAACAAATGGCGGTACTGTGTTGGAAACAGCGCCGAGTATATCTCAAAATAATTTGGGTCGTGTGGCATTTATGTATAAACCCTACGGACTTCAAATGTATTACACTATGATTAAATCTACTATAAGATCGTTAGATAGATCTAATATTACTAAAGAAGAACGTAAAATTGCAATAAAACAAATCGTAGGTATTCATGCTACAGCATTATTCTTTGCAGGCGTGTACGGCATACCATTATACGGCGCTATTAGTATGTTCTTTAACCTATTCTTCTTAGATGACGAGGAAGAAGATGTTGATACTATTGTACGTAAGTATATTGGAGAAGGGTTCTTTAAGGGTGTACCTACAATGGCAGGTATAGATGTTTCTAACAGAATTAGGTTAACTGGATTGTTAATACAAAACAACAGATATAACCAAGTTAGAGGTCCAGATGATGTAGAAGGTTTTCTTGGCTTTCACCTTGGCGGTCCTGCTCTAAGCACAGGCAAACGACTAATTAGAGGTGGGATGGATATATACAACGGAGAAGGAAAAAGAGGAATCGAAAGTCTTCTCCCTGCGGGCATAGCCAATGTGTTTAAAGTTTTTCCAGGACTTGGTAGGATAAATACTGAAGGTGGATACAAAACCAGGCGTGGTGATCCTATATATGATGACGTGTCTCTAGGCGAAAAGTTTGGACAGTTTGTTGGGTTTGCGCCCACAGGATATACATTTCAACAAGAAAGAAACAGTATACTTAAAGGTATAGACACTGCCGCCAACAAAAAACGCAGTAAATTATTAAAAAAATATTATATAGCTAACACTGTAGGTGATTGGAACGAGTTGCAAGATATACAAAAAGATATGGATGAGTTTAATAAAAGACATCCTGACCATGTAATTAGTGGTAAAACAATTCAGAAGTCTATGAAAGCGCACAGAAAAACCACAAACCTTATGCACCACGGGGTAAAATTTTCAACGGCATTAGATCAAGCTATGAAAGAAAACTCCGCTCAATGGGATCAAGGACTTCAACTGTTTGAATAAAAATGACCCGCCTTCGTAGTTAATACCTAGCCAGACGGGTCAAGTGGGAGGAGGAGTTATGTATTACCCCTGTATCATACAATTCTCCAAATGCGAACCCCTAATTTATTATTTTCTACTCTAACCTGACTTTTAGTCTTCCAACCTTTAGAATCAGTTATTTTCTGGGCTTGTTCTATCGCCCCCTGGGTGTTGGTACACAAGATAAACACAGAGGAACTTGTTACCATGTTATCCCAGTTGACTATGATCCGCACCCCGTCAGGGTTTAGATCATGCGTCCTCAGTATCCCCTGCATCTTCTTCATACTCTATCGAACAATCCACTATTATAACCCATGTCGGAGGTAAGTTCATATGTGTACCTCTGCTTAAACGCATCTTCTTTTTTGTGGCTCCAAGTTTAGCCGTAAGATCGTTTATAAATGAGGCGTAGTTTATCTGCTGTTTACCGCACCATTCCTTCAATGGTTTTGGTACTAGGTACGCTCGTTTTAAATCTGTTTCATACCGCGCAACTAACTTACCTCTAGGCAATGCTTCTGGTATAACTAACTGTGTAACATCAGCATTGCGTAAGTCATCCGTACTCTTGATCCATAACACATTACTCCAATGCTCATGGATGTAATCATTTAAAGTTTCTTCGACTGATATGCTCATATCTTCTACTTGTAGTTTGTTTTCCTTCAACCTATCAACGGCCCAAGAAAAGACCTTACTGGTATCATAATTAATTAGTCCCGCACGTTTAGCTAGTATTAAACCTGTCACAGTAGAGGCAACAAGAGCTGACCAGAACCTGTTCTCCGCAGTTAACCCTGCCTCACGGTCAACTCTAGTCTGTACTTCGTTTAAAAGTTTCCTAGCTTCCTCCATGTTATTCATAATGTATTGTATATAGACCACACCTGCGTGTCCGTAGTTATTCTTTATCGCACCGCTAAATTTATCAGTCTCCTGTTTACTATCAGAACTAAAAAATTTTCGACTAACCTTAACTTCTAGTATCCTCTGGGCTTCTGCTTTGGGCATAGATTTAGCCAAACCAATCTTTTCTACCACACTTGCGTTACCTGTAGTAACAGTTAGTAATCTCCAAGCTTCTCCTCTATGCCGTTCAATATTCGCACTCGCAGTCATACGTCCACGTTGACGGCCACCTGTTAGTTGGTAGGCAAGATTAGATAGCTCCCAAGGCTTCATGTTAGTAAGTTCATCCATATATAAAGGTAGGTTATGGTATATCTCACCACGGTTCATCTTTGTGTTATATGTATCTTCCTTTAAGAGTATCAGATCTTCGGGGTCACCCCACACAGATACACCTGCCACCATAGCTGTAGTCTTACCTACACCCGATTCCTTACTATGTATGTGTAAAGCCGCGCAGTTTATAGGCGAGAACTGCATTAAGGGTGAACCAAAGGACGTGCCTACAACAAACTGATGTAACTCAAACCCTTCGCGGTTATAGAAGTCTATGGTATCTTTCCAATCCTCTAATGTACCTCTAGGTTCAAATGAAGGAAACAGACCTGTTGTCTGCGTTGATGGTGGGTTAAACCCCACCTTATCTTTAAAGACTTCTTGGTTACCTAGTATAAAGGAACCACCCTCATCACTAGTCCAACCAAACTGCCTACGCGCTTCGTCTGCCTCTGTCTGTGCCTGTAGCTCATTTACCCACGTTGTTACATACTGCATAAGTTCTTCCATCTTTGATAAGGTTACACCTTGCATAGCAAGCTGTTTACGTAGTTCTTCTTTTGATGTTACCGCAGTAAGAGGTATTGTAAACTCTCTTACCCCATCCTTTGGCAGATGTAGGCGCATAACGATAGCTTCGCCTACCTCTATATCTCGTAATCTTCTAACAACGTATAAGTCGTTATGGTATATCAGTTTATCTACTGGATCTCCATCAGGGTCACGAACTTGTATGTATATACCACCATTCGCACCGCGAAAGTACGGTCTAGGGTATTTAGGTATAACATACTTGTTAATTGGAGAGTTAGGTAAGTTCATTGCGGGAGCTTCTACCTCTTCCTCCGCTTCCTTAACTCGTTTGCCCAACGCAATGGGAGACTTTATCTTACCCCAATGGGGACACTCTCGACATATATCCTGATTGTATTCGTCAAATGTGTTACATAGGTACGGTTTTATTATAAGATTAGCCTTCTCCTCTGTAGCATCGTAGTCGTACCCAACGTGTTTCTTAGATACATAATGTATGGCTTTGTCAGCATCTACACAGAATTTAGCGATAGATAGACCTGCTCTCCACAAGGGCTCGCTTATCTCTTCTTGGTTCTTAATAATGTTATCTAACTGCCCACACCCTGTGCCTCGTTGATTCTTTATAACAATGTCTTTAAACACGTGCTCTGTGTTCTCCATCAACATAGCTGTTATAGAACTTGTAGAAAATTTTTGTTCTTCGGGTACGCCACCACCTAGTAAATCAGAGAACTCGTCAAAGTCTACAATCGGTGCTGAGTCCATATCCCCTATAAGTTTCGCCTCTGTTGGTGGGTCACTCTTATAGTTGTGCGTGTTTGGTATACGCAAAATTCTAGCGGCATCCGCAGTCACAGCCGCATCTGCCTGTAACCCATGTTCGACACATAATTTCTTTAGGCGCAGTGCTACAGGTAGCCATACGTCCACTGGGCAAGGGGTTGCCAACGTCCAATAGACATGTACCCCATTACCACTACTCACCATAACAGGTTTTGGTAAAGATAACTTATTTACGAATCTACGTAAGTCGTTAAGTGCGTCACGTTGACTAGGGTAATCCTTGTTAGTACCACAGTCTAAGTCAAGAAAAAACGAGTTAATGTATTTTACATTGCTTACTTTACGAGAGCTACCTGTATCAAACGTAGATACCCCAAAATATGTATCATATCCTTGCGCATCTAAACTAACAGATGCAAATGCAACAGCGTCAATATCCGTATAAAACTTTGTTATCTTACGCTGTTCACTAAAAGCACAGAAGCAGTAGAAACCATCACCGCCTAGTACTCTCCTTAAAAAATTCTTTGTTTCCATAATCTCCACCCGCCGTTTCCAAAAGACACTGCGGCAGGGGTGACAGCATATCACCCTTTTCGGCGTAACCTAGCCGCAGTGGATTCCTATTGCTGATTATCAGTCGTCCCAATCTTCAACAATAGAACTCAAGTCGTCCTCAGTGGCAGCGGTCGGCGGAGGTGCTGTCTTCTTGGCGGCTTTCTTAGGCTCTTCTACAGTCTCTTCGCCAAAAGAATCTGCAGTTTCGTTTACAGGAGGGATGACTAAAGTATCGTCTTCTCCGTCCATAGTATACCCGCCTTCAACTATATCAAACTCTATAGGGGCTGAGTATTCGTAGTACTTAACAACTTGTACAGCTTTTAAACGTAGACTAACGCCGCAATTAGCGCCCATCTTATAAGGAACAAACTCTACATATATGTTAGCCGTACTACCTGTCGTTAGTTTAAAGTCACTCGGTAACCTGTTACCCTTAGAATCAACTTGAAGGACTTGTGTTAGCCGTCCTTTATATTGACCTTTTATGTTAGACTTATGTTTGTACCTACCATCATCTTCTTTAACAAAAGGTATTTCTAATTTAGCCGCCCAGCTATCTTGGCGGTTTTGTGTGTAAGAAGCAGACATTTCTTTATGTAGTTTCTGTGCTACATCCTTGTCCATACGAAACTCTATAGAGTATTCCGCACCTTGATCTCTAGCACCGCAAGGCATAGATTTGTTAGCCTTCTCGTTAAAGTGATACGGCTGATCTATTCTAGGCCATAGGGCTTCAACGTTCTCAATTTTATATACTTCAGTCATTTTGCTCTCCTTTCAGGAGGTTTATTGTTTTTATTGGTCGTCATCTTCAGCTTGCCAACTATCTACCAATACTTTTAGCTCTGTGTCGTCGTCTCCAGTATGCTTCTTAGATGAAGTTAGTGCAGACTCTACATCCGACACACGGAACCTATACGTAGATCCTATCTTTATATAGGTGTCTTCTGGTATGTGCTTTTGTCTCACCCACGCACGTACCGTAGATATGCTAACTGAAAAGTGTTTAGCTATATCCTCTATGGGTACAAATGATTCACTCATTTCTTTGCCTTCCTTACTGTGATTACTTGTTCCTGATCTATTTTTAAACTAGGAGGAACATCTTCTGGATTCTCTTCTAAGAACTGCCTCATGTTAGTCTGGTTCAAACGTTTATCAAAAAGTTCGGGGATGTTATGCTCTCTAATAAAATCATACATCAAATCCCAATCCTCACAATAATAACGTGTCTTAGTAGACCTAAAGAACAATCCTTCTGAAGTTCTTACGCTCTCTGTATTGTGTCTGTCACAATGGTCAAGCAACGCTCTCTTTATACTATCCTGTTGTCGTATCAGTTTAGTATCTGTTTCTTTGAACTGTGCTGACAGGGCTGACCGTTCTGCACGTATCTTAATGTACGCTTTAGTCAATCTATCAGGAGTTATTTCTTTACTCATAATACCCTCCTTTTCGTATTGAGATCTTACATATAGTATCTATCAATACACTAGTCAAGTATTTCTTTGTATAAATTAATTAAATCTGCGTGTACGTTGATTCTTTTATCTAACAACCTGTAAACGTGTTTTTCAGCGGCAGACCCTTGTAACTGTATTACTGTAGATTTATGTTTCTGTCCTGATCTATGTACCCGTGCGTTAGCTTGGTCGTAGGTTTCTAATGAACTTGTTGGTCCCCACCATACTATAGTGTTAGCTGCTGTTAACGTAACACCATGTGCTGCTGCTTGTGGTTGTATTACCAACACGCGTGGGTCTTTAGTTGTTTGGAAAGTTCTAAATATTTCTGTTCGTTTAGGCGCAGATACACTACCCTGAATGACTTCAGTAGTTATACCATCAGCCCGTAGTTTTTCTGTCAATATGTTTATAGCGTGTTTAAAGGGTACAAACACTAATATTTTCTGGCTTGATTCATCAATAACTTCACGTAAAACTTTATATCTATTTCTAATGTCAAACTCTAACACATCCCCTGCGTCAGTATACACTGCTCCAGATGATATTTGTAGTAGCTTACTAAGACTGACCGCCGCGTTCATAGCTGTAACTTCTGCGCCTGTAACTTCCATAACCATTTTGTTTTTAATTTGCAGGTAATATTTCTTTTGTTGGTTTGTTAATTCTACTTCACGTTTGGCGTACACCATTGGTGGTAGGTCGAGACACTCTTCTTTTGTAAAACGTATGGCAGGTTGTAACGAATTAAATACAATCTCTGTAGCCGCAGGTTTGATTACCCATCTAAATTGCGATACTCTGCTCATAACTTGATCTTTAAACGATCCAAAGAACCTTGGAACTAGATTTTTATTTACCATTTTTGCAAGGCCGTAAGCATCTACAGGGCTTTGTGCGGCAGGAGTACCCGTCATCATCCACAACCACGTATCATCTGTTAACAACTTATTTAATGTTTTCCATCGGGTTGTTTGGGCATTTTTATAATGAGTAGCTTCGTCAACAATGATTAAGTCAAACCCACCTTTCTTTATCTCATCTGCTACAATAGCCACACCATCATAGTTTATTATTACGTAATCTGAGCCTTCTTTGATTATCTTCTTACGTTTCTCTGCTGGGCCATACGCTACAGATACAGTTCTATGTGTAGCAAACGTAAACAAGTCATCACGCCATGCGCTATCCATGATAGAAAGCGGGCAGATCACCAACACCCTACGTATTTTACCTTGATTTATTAGGAAGTCAGATGCCCATATAGCACTAGCTGTCTTACCTGTACCCTGCTCGTTAAAACAAAACGATCTTTTATTCATAGTAAAGAAGGCGGCTGTAGACTTCTGGTGTTCAAATGGTTTGTATCTGCCCGTCCATTTATACCTTCCTTCAATAGGTGAAGGGACTTTTATGTTTAGTTTCTTGAGGCTCAGTGCTTCTTCAAGTCCCCAGTTAACTAATACCTTGTTATCAGGTAATTCACGGCTTTTAGGTATTGCGCTTGTTACCTTGTTAGGTTCACGTAATTTAAGTAATACCGCTTTGTTGTTAATGATGTCCAAACTACTCGCTCCATGTTACGTCTTCTTTTTATGACCGTTTCTAGCACGGTTCTTTGAAGGACTTTCTAATCGTGTCCCGTCTTTATTTCTGCCACCCTTACTTAACATCTTTGTGTGACTAATATCTTTACCTTTACGGTTAATACCTTTCTTATCGTATTCACGTCTGGCACGTTGTCTCTCCATACGAAGTTCATGTTCACCACGTTCTTTTTGTTTCTGGTACTCATGCTTGTAAGGTCTGGGTGATTTTGTATAAGCCATCAGTTGCTCCCATTGTATACGCACTCTAATACAGCGCAGTGTCTTTTACATAAACCGCTAGGATGTGCGTTCCAAGTATCTGTCTCGTAAGCCACTTCCATACGTTTAAACTTAGATAACCATTTATCCCACAAAGAATCTATCATGTCATCAGTATATTTATGCTTTATAAACTTTTTAGCTTTAGTAAAAATCAATGCCGCATTGATGGATTTTATCTCAGGGAAGAATTTAAACGTAGCCAAGGCCATGAGTTCTAACTGCCCTTTGTCTGCATACTTAGCAGACTTGCCTGTTTTATAGTCCACAATCCACGCAGTGCTACCGTCTGTAATCACAAGATCAGCTATACCACGCCACCAAACGTCTTTAGCCCTAAATTTACAAGGCTCTAAGTCTACGGTCAAACCCATCTTTATTTCTGTAGTCTTGTTACCACGTCTTCTGTTAAGAGCCTCCAGGACATCCTTCATGTAAGCAAACTTAGCAGGCACTGGCTTCCCATCACGTATGTATTCTTCAGCTACAAGATGAGCTTCTGTCCCATAACGCATGGCATCAGTCTCACCCTCAGTATAATCCTTGGCTATCTTCATATGGTAAAATTGTTTAGGACACTGCTCGAAAGATTTCAGCCTACTAAATGACCACGGCCATACTTTTGTCATAGTCGTTGGTTCCTTGTGTATTTCTCGCGCCTACCTAACTCAATTAATTGCCGCATACTGTACGGCGCGGCAAGATTTTTGTGGGTACTGCGCCCCTGTCCAGACGGACATAGCGCATGTATGTAAAGACTTTCTAGTATGTCTAGTTCTTCTTTTTCGCAAGCTATGAACGCAAAACTACTAAATAATTTATGCCCTTCTTGCTTATGTGTATAGACTCTAGCGTATACGTTAACAGACTGCCCAACGTATATAACAGCGCCTTCGTGTACTAGAAAGTATACCCCACAAGCGGGGTCGACCCCTGTACTATGTTCTACTATTTCTTCCTCTAATAACATATCCCGCGAAGTTACTCGATTGCTACACTCGTCTAGGGATAAGGTGTGAGTTGTACGGGTTTTACGGTTTTCTAACTCTGCTACCTCTACCTTTAGTTCCACTATCTTTGCTTTATACATTTTGTAATCATGCGTTACTTGGTCTTTTTCTACCCGTGTTACTTTACACGTCTCCGCTCGCGCCCTAGCGATAACGTCTAGTGGACGATACCTAAAAAGATGACCAAACTTAGACGTTATGGGTCTGCCGACACGTTTGCATCGCGCCACATAACTGCTTGCATACATATCATTGACGCCAAAATATCTGTTTAACATCGTGGGTGACATGTATTGTCTAAACACTTCTGTAGGTATAAATTCTGGTCTCCCCTTCATTCGCAATCTCCATATGTTTTACCTGTTCCTGACTCACAATTAATCGGTAAGCCTTTTGCCCAATCGGGTGTCCAACGCATACATTCTTCGATGTACTTCTGCGCTTCTTCTACTTCTGCGTCTGGTATACAGCACACAACCGAATCATGTACTGTTAACACGACACGGTATCTCTTAGCTATGTTTAACATTTGTTCGCCAATTATACAACGTGCTATGGCTTGGCAGACATTCTCTATGACCTTACCACCATATATTCTTGTGCGACCACGCCTTGTTTTGTAGTCAAACTCTACACCCTTGTCGGTAGTCTGGAACTGTAAATCTCCGTAACCTAACTTCAACCCAGAGGGTAATAGCATAGAACCATCGACTACTTTTATCACCCCATCTAACCCGAACTGTATGTTCTCGTTACGTGAGAGACCTACCAGCATATGTTGCGCATCTCTCCATAACTTGTTTATTTTCCAATTAGCTTCACGGTATATGTTTATGACGCGCCGTGCTTCTGCTAGCTCTATGTCAGAGCCAAAAGTCTTTAACTGAGCTTGGAACTTAATAGCGCCCATGCCGTACCCTGCACCCAAGATAGTTGTCTTACCTACAAATCTTTGTTCTTTGGTAACATCTTCTTCGGGGACTCCATAGATACGAGAAGCCATCTTCACGTAAACGTCTTCTCCATTGGCAAATGCTTGGGTCAGATCATCTTGCTCTGCAAGCCACGCCAATACCCTCGCTTCTATCTGTGCTGAGTCTGCGTCTATAAGTGTGTAGCCTTCTGGTGCAATTATACTTTGCTTTAGTTTCTTACCATTGACACCACGACTTGGTAGATTTTGTAGGTTGATCTTGTCATCACCGCCCCACCTACCAGTATGTGCCGCGTAATATCTAACAGGTACAGGTAATAGACCACGCTCAGATATATCAATAAACCTCTGAGTTCTTGTCTCTTCTAACGTGCTTTTATTCCCCAGACGCGCCGCTACTAATTGTTGTACCCTGTCGTCTTCATGTTCTTCGAGTGCTTTAAAGCCCTCATCTGATTTTGCAAATGCGAATGTCTCCTTGCCTGTAGTAGGTGATAACTTCTTAGGAGGTGATACCCCAAGGTGCAGGAGTAATTCAGCGAACTTGGGGTTCGACATAAGGTCAGCTTTGTCTACACCCGCCGTCGTCAACAAAGCGTCCTTACGAGAACGTGTCTCTGTGAGATGGTGCTGTAGCGCAGCTAAATCTAAATCAAGGATAGGTTCAATAAACATACGCAAGGTCAGGTCTATTAGCTTCAACTCTTTACGAGGAAAATCTTTAGCTATTATCTTAAACAGTTCGTAAGTTAGATCAACGTCATTGACACAGTAGTCACCAAATGCGTTTAGTTCAACGTCCGTAAATTGCTCTCGTCTTTTTCCGAGTGTGTTGAGTACTTCGTCGCCCTTCTCTCCGATGTTATATCTTTCAGACAACGCCCTGAGACTGCTACTACTTTCCACCCCATGTACAGCACGGGAAATACACAAAGTATCGGTATAAACCCTAGGATTAATACCATAATGCCAATTAAGAATAGCACCGTCAAACATAGTATTGTGAGCCAGTACCATAGAGTCTTCCCAGGCGAACGTTGATAGGTACTCCTTAACTTGTTTGTGTGTACCACTAGCCCACTCCGTCTTTTCATTGTTTACTTTAACGCCAACCCCAATCACTTCAAACATAGGGTCACGTACATATGCTTCTGTTGTCACCTTACGCAAAGAATAATCTTTATCGTAGTAAGTTTCAAAGTCTATTGTAATAAGGTTCATTCTTTCTCACACTCATACGTAATCCCTGCATATGCCATAATGTCTATGTAGTGGTCACGTTTATTTGGGCTTGTCTGCATACGCGCTAACTTGGTAGCCATATGGAACACAGGTACTTCCGATGTCTTTATGTTATGTCCTGTTATAGCGTTAAATATCTGGGCGATATGGCGCATATTATCTACAGGGTTACCATAGTCTTTCTGCCTATCTCCCGATGTAAGGCTCACCGCTTCTTCGAGTAACGCTACTCTACTGTTACGTAGCTTGTCTTGTTCTTTCCTGAAAACTTCTTTTGGTGTACCTGTCTTCTTTTTCAGGGAGGCCGCATAGTGGGTTGTACACCCTACAGCTTTTGCTATCTGCTTCGACGAAGCAAGTGGATTTTTAATTAAGTACTTCCAAACTTTTTCTTTCTTATTCATGCCATTGGCTCCATGGATCAGGTATATTATGTACCGCGTTAACACCTTCGAGTATTGCTCCAACATCGTTCATGTTTTTTTCGTTGATAACTACAGCAATCCCATCTGTCTTCTTTATATCTCGTAAGTTCTTTTCCTGTAATGGTGTAGGTGTGTTCTTACCAGCCTTACATTCAATACCAAAGAACTTCCCTTTATAGCACCCAACAATGTCAGGTACACCGCTACCTCCGTAACCTCCTGTAACTGGGTAGAAGTAGTACGCACCCATAGACTTCAGATGTTTAACTACAACCTTCTTCACTTTAGCTTCTGGTGTCATCGCCATGATATGTCCTCGCAACTGGTCTCAAAAAACTGGTTTCAAAATTTAATCTGAGAGAGCGCGAACGCTCCCCCAAAGTCTATACGTTATGGGCTCCCATAACTTCAGTAATATAAAATGAATCCTTGGTTCTACAACCAACACCCACTACACCCTCGTTTTGTTTAGCAACCATCAAGACCGCTATCTTATCTTGTACCCATTCGGGTAGTTCGTTACAAGAGTTATAAGTAGTGTTTAGTTTGTTGTCAACGCAAAACATACCTATACATTGTACGCTGACTATTTTTGTATCAGGATCTATCTGAATACAGTATAACGTGTTCATACAAGGACAAAGTACATATTGTCACCGACCTTATGTCCAACACCCTCAACATACGTACCCCTTGTACCATTACGCCTGTCTTTGTTTTCTTCGGGTAGTATCTGAAGCACAGCTATGCCATCCATAATATGTTTTGGTAAGTCATCACTAGTGTATGTTGTTGTATCCATCCCTTTTATTTTATACTTCCCTTCAACAACACTGGGTACTTCAACAACATCGAACGTATCTTCACCCAACCGTTCATAGTGACGTACAAACACAGCCGCGTTCTTACGCATATGTCTATCCTCTTCTTGCGCAGTAACGTATTCGTGTACGTGACTAGCAAATTCGGGGTTGACAAACTCGTGACCTGTTGCAACCAAGTTCTGCATCTCGTGTAAAAAGTAAGCGTGGTCTCTTATTGACGCTTTAGCGTCTGTGATTCGCCTACTTTGCGCGTACCCTATGTCGCTATGACCATCCTGCACGCTACGGTATTCTTCGTATGCAAGTTGGGTTGGCGTGTAGTTACGGAGATATGTCTTAGCGTTCTTCACAGCCGTAGCCATGTTAACAGATGCCGCCATATATTGCTGTTGTGAGTAACTATACTTACCATTTGTAATGTTATGAGAGTACACCACGTAATGATCCGTACGTTCTCTTGGACTGTCTCGGTGATCAAAGAAACCTATCCACCCCATTGTATAGGGGTGGCCTTCCATGAATACGCTTACTCTATCCTCGTACATATACCCAAACTTGATACCACGTATACCTTTACCTACCGCAGCCATGAAGTCTTGTAGCTTAAGTTTTACTCCCACCAATGGGTCACTATCAATCTCAGGTTGATTTCTCCCTGCAAGTGGTATGATGCCTCTATCAACATCAGCTACCCTTAACTTCTTATAGTCTCCACTCATTCTTCTTCTCCTCTGTATATTGCTAACAAAGCTAACAACTCACTAAAATCTACAGCGGCATTTGTGTTGCCACTAGCTATTGCGTTCATGTGCATCGAACCTAACTTACGGCTCATGCGGTTCAGTATATCTTTCTTAGTCATTACTCTCTCCTTTTGTTATGTTATGGGAACCCATAACGTGTTTATACTCCAAGCATACATATGCCATACACTATAACGCATATACATATCATGCCGACTACATCTCTTACGATCTCCATTACTTGTTACTCCTTCTTACTACTTGTGATGGTATGGTGGTTGTCAGGTTCAACTCTTTATTTATCCACCGATTATATATACTACGCAGTAGCTTGCGGTCTTCCTCTGTGGTGACAGTAAAGTCTGTACACCTCTCGTCTGTCAAGAAGTTCACCGCGAACGACAACTTGTCGTCCTTGTCCTCACTCTTCACCCTACTATAGTAGTCTCTGTTGTGTTCACGTCTTTCACGAGACGCTTGCCAGTCATACCCTCCGATAACAAGCGCACGTTTTATGTCTAACACGTTATACATAGTTGTGATGTACTCCCACATACTGTCGATGTACGGCTTCAGCTTCTTCTTAGCTTCCTTGTCCACAACCTGCTTGGGGTGTGCATACTCAAACGTGTCACCCTGTGGTTTCCAAGAACTATCTCCGATAGGATGGTAGGGTGAATAGCGTGTAAACGTCAGGTAATGTCCATCATCGTTTTTAGGGGCGTGACCATGTCCATACCACCTAGATTTAGCCATAGTCTTGGGTAAATAGTATCTCTCCGAACGATTGTGGCTCGCTACAATATACTGTCTACCACTATCTATCTGGAACTCAAGCCCCATGGGAAGCCAGTTCTCAAAAAACGTGTACCTACTATTATGCGCCATACTACCTATACCGTTGCGTATACGTATACTCTCGGTCTCACCTTTACGTGTCCATATGATCGGTGCGAATTTAGGATTAAGAGTTACTAGTTCGTGTTTAGGCCAATAACGACCGTTCCAAATGTCATCAGTATGTAGACAACCATCGAGCATAATGTAGCAATCATCTGATAACTTCTTTATACGTTCCCACTTACGTGTTCTTGTCCCCAAGGGTCTCACGTCCTGTTCAGCAGGGTGGTTCTTAGACTTCAGTACTTTGGTCTCAGCGTATTTTTTCTCCGCATCAGCGAATGAGTTGACCTTGGGGTAATCGTCATATCTTTGCATTGTATTTCCTTTCTGTAATGTTATGGGAGCCCATAACGTGTTTATAGATCGTTTGAATTGACGTGGACTACTTGTCCAACATTGGGTGTAGCGTGTTTGTTGTCGATGATGACCCACAACACAGGGCAATCCCACTTGCCCCAACCACCATACAGGTGACCATCTGTAATAATGATAGCCGCTTGCGGTGTGATTTTCTTATCCTGCATATACCTAGGCACGCACTCCACATCTGTACCGCCACCGCCTACAGGCTTGGTACGAGATACAAACTCGTCGAGTTCATCAATGGTGTATGTCTCATCACCCACAACTTTCGTATCCCAATAGAGCATACGTAGCCATTGAGGTTTGACCATCTCAGCACAATCTTTGACACCACCCTTGATGATACTCTGCTCGCGGATACCAATAGACCCAGACATATCACCACCAACAACAATGCCGTCAATCGTATCTGATACACCAGAAGGTAATATCACATCACTGTCCATGAACCGCCTGTTGCGTTTAGCGTAGGAGGAGTAGTCTGACCCAGAACAATTAGTATACGCAAACTGTTTCAAAACTTCACGCCAATTCACAGGGGGTGAAAGTATATCTGACAAGTCGCGGTTCGCACCATTGCCAAGTTTACCTGCTGTGATCTGACCTTGCCGTAAGTTCTCATCAATCTCACGTGACAACTCGTTCTGTTCCTCGGCTGTCATATCTTGTGCCGCATCCCAGTCATGTTCATCAATGCCAGTGCCTTGACCGTTATCTTGACCGTTATCTTGACCGCCACCTTGACCATCATAGATGTCATTGAACACCTTGGCTGTATCCCAACCAAGATACTTGCTGTCACAACAACCGCCCTCAATCATAGTGGCAAACCCATCTGTATTTTCTTTGACAAGTTCTGTGTTAATGACGTGATCCATTGCCATGTTTGCGGTCTGCTTACACTTCTTACTCAGGTGTTGCCACGTTATCAGGTGACGATACATCTTGTGAAAGTTCTCGTGTAGTACGAGAAATCGCAACTCTGCATCGGTCAACCCTTCGACAAAGGAACGACCATAGTAACAGTCTTTCCCATTGGTGTATGCGGTGGCACATTCAGCATCTTCCTTGATGCCACTCTCACCGATCATAAGTACACCACCCAACGCGGCATACCTCTCGTGACCCATGATGTCAGAGGTAGCTTTCTGTAGCCTCTGCTCTGGGGTTAGTTTTGCTCCTAGTGATAACATAATATCTCCTTCCTGTTATGGGTTCCCATAACTACCAACCTAATGTCGGTAGCTGTTTGATTGCTTCATCTATGTCACGCTTAGTCTGCGCACGTAGATGTCCGTCCTCGCGTAGCGCATCTGGAGTAACACCTGATAACGTGTCCTCTAGCTGTGCTTTCATCTCCCGCATTTTTGGGTCGTTAGTGACATTGAACGTATCCAACATATCAAGAACGTCTGTCAGATTAGTGACAAGTGTATCTCGAAATATCTTCTTCTGCTCATGGTCACCATAGTCGATACGGGTAGACATACTGTCGAGTGCCTCGTGTAAACGTGTCCATACATCATTCATCGAACCATTGATCTTGGCTTCCAAACTCTGCTCGTATTGTAGCTTGAGTTCTTCCATCGCATCGTTCTGTATGTCCAACCGAAAGTCACCTGACTGTGGTATGGGTGCGATAGTTAAACTCCAACCAAACTTACGTCTTAACTCCTCTACGTTTGGGTAGTCAGCTTCATTGAACAAGTCACCCAGATGTTGGCGTGCTTCTTGCGTGGCATTATCATACACTGCAACAAGATCATCAACGAGTTTCCAGAACACTTGCTCTGCACCTGACATCATCTTGGTGTACTCAAAGTATGCGGCTGTTGTTATCAACCTCGCGCCATTGTCTTCCCACGCCAGTGTAGCAAACGAGTGTGCATTACGTGTATTGGCTACGTGTTTCTGAATGGCTGTGAGTTCTTCACAATTACCCAGTAACTTCTTATGGACATTCGCCATCTGAGGTGTGGCATTGTTACGATACTCCACCTCTTGCGATGCACGTTTGTCTAGCTTACGACCTGTGTATACAGATGCTTTGTATGTGGTAAGCATTGCACTTGACCCTATGCTTGGGATTGATGATGTATTCATTGTACTTCCTCCATTTTTTTCCATAATCTTTGTTCGAATAAAGTTAAATATATTTCCATTTCATCATATGTCAGACAACTCTCTACGTATTCATTGTGTACTTTCATTCTAAGTTCGTACTCATCGTAGTTATTGAAAGTATCCAAAACCTCGTCCTTTATGCGAAGCAGGTTGTTAATCTTTTTCATTGTATTCATTTTCTTCTCCTCTGTTGTGTTATGGGTTCCCATAACGTGTTAAACTTTATCTGCCGCAAACATATGGGTATTGTCTCTCGCCCATTCTGTGAACAGCTTGTGTGTCATAATGATTGACTGCTTGTTGTACTTGGGTGAACGTACACCATTTGCGAACATGGCTTGTGCCTCTGGTGGTAACCTCTTTAGGTATGTCAACCATGCGCCAACCCAGTCTTTCTCTATCGAAGCCAGTGTGCGATACACAATCATACACAACGCACTTGCGGTTGTTGGTACTTTCGCGGTTGTCGGACTTGTCTTGATGTCCTCTAGCTTGGGTAAGTCGTCTACCAATTTGGTATAGGCAAGCATATCCATAGCCGCACGTGAGCCAATCGTACCGATCAACGCACTTGTCAGCGAGTTTGTGGTGAGGTGTTCACGTATCTTCATCACGTCCGATGCCTTCTCCAGAGACCTCGGTGTAACAAACTGTTCGCTTGCTCCTCGTCTTGGGTGGAAGATATATTGGTTATCCTCTGGGTTCTGCACATCTCTGAAGTCTGCGAATATCTGTGGGTTCTCATTCGCAAAGGACATAACCGCAGGGTCAACGTCATTGTTTATTGCCCACGCAATCCATTGCTCTGCTATCGGTTTGGCTGTCTCAACCACACAGATACGATTGCCTTGGTGTGCTTCGAGCATATCACCTAGCCCCTCGTCCGATAGATTACCTGTCGCATAGACAATACTGTCAGGGTGTAGCGGTACACCATTCACACTACGTTCAAGTATGACACGCAACAAACCATTCTTCACAGACTTGTTAGCTTTTGGAAACTCGTCCATGAGTAGGATAACAGGTTTACCTGTGTGTACGCCAAGCGATTCATTTGGAACCATCTTGATACAACCATTCTCTCGGTCATGCACTGGAACCCACAGATCACCCAGATCTAGGCTTGTGCAATCTAGGTATATGGGTTTGTGGTCTGGGAACATACCTTCCAACGTTTTCAAGGTTGACGTTTTACCGCAACCTGTGTGACCTCGTAGTATTATGGTAACGTCTTTACCCACGTTGGCTATCAAGTTCGTAGCCTCGTCTAGGTCATTCGCATACATTGCTGTCGCTGTCTTAGTCATTGTTCTTCCTTTCTACTGTGTTATGGGAGCCCATAACGTTACTTGATTTTCTGATTGAGGTGCTTGAGTTCCTCTAGGTTAGTCACTCTGGTGTAGTGACCTTTGGGTGTTGGTACGATTGTCCAACCCAGTCTTGTCTCGGTGGCTTCCTTGTCACCACATGATAGACATGAATAATATCCCAACTCTCTACGTGCTTGTGGGTATTCATCACCACACAAACTACATGATGCCAGTAATTCGGCTGTGTTATGGGAGCCCATAACGTGTTACACTCTCTCTGTCTTGTTGTTGTGAGGGAATGGTGAACGGTTGTCCGATGGCTTGACTTGCCATGTGTAATGGAAATAGTCTTGCGTTGTGATGGTAGGCATAGTGTTAGGGAGTTCCCAGAACATCTGCTCTTCATCTTTGACGGTATCACTGAGTTTCCATGAACGTTTCTCTTCATGGGTGACGATGTCACTGTGCAAGTATTTGCCAGTAGTCTTACTAGTATGTGTCATAACGTGTTCCTCTATGGTTGTGTTATGGGGGGCCCATAACGTTGCTGTAGGGTAAATATACTGTGCCCATACATATACTATACCATACTTTGTAACCAATGTCAAATGAGAGTAGAACGTATCAGGGCGTGAGATACTACTATAAATAGTGTTGGATGGTGGTAAGCGATGTAATGTACTGTAATGTTCCATAATGTTCCGTTGCGTGTGTCTGTAAGTCATTGAAAACAAAGCAATGTTCCAATGTTCCATTTTTAGGGAAATTGAGGACGACTTAAAATGTGCGATTGAGAAATGGAACAGAGCAATCTGCGAGAGGTCTTTCCCAACAAGGTCGCTCAATTTCGCGGGTTTTGGAACATTATATAAATATATATATATATAGAGGGTTTTCGCATAGCCACATTGCACCATGTACAACCAGATACAACGTTTTACAACGAAAACATAATGTACACTTTCGGTAAATATTTATGGAACATTATGGAACATTACCCCCTTTTTTGGAACATTACATGGAACATTATGGAACATTAGTTATGGGCCTCCCATAACGTGCCACATAATGCGCAGCGCCTGTGTCACGTGTGTATACGTACCAAAACGTGTCATCGTGAGGCACACCGCTAAACAACAACTGGTATCATTTATTCATGTGGTGTTATGGGCTCCCCATAACGTGACACATTGTAAGGCGAGGTGCGGAACAACAACTGGTATCGTATTCTCATGTGGTACACACGAGCGCAGCCAGGCGCGGCGCTATACTACAACTGGTATCTTTTTTTAGGTACAAAAAAAGGGGAGCAATTAAGCTCCCCAAGTTGTTAGTCTTGTGATGTAAGTGGACCTTTACCACCGAGTTGTTTATATAGTCCTTGGATAGTTGTAAGTAACTTAGTCCTTTCCATAGCACCATCGTCGCCAAGTTTTAATTCATGGCTGATAAAACCATCGGATAACTTAGTATCATGATTAAGTATATTAAATACTCGCTTGAGGTTATCTCTTGCCGATACAATCGGAGTTTTAGGTTCAGCTTTTGGCTTGTCCACATCTTCAGCGGTAATTATAACTTTACGAAAATCTCGCATCTTAGAGCCAAGCTTTTGGATGGCTTGAGATTTACCTTGAGCTTTTTTCTGGTATGCCACATTAAAGCTTTTCTCTTTTAATGTAATGCCTAGCTTTTTTCTATAGGCATCAAGATCAAAGTTATATAGAGCTTGTTCTGGTTTAAGTAAACACGTCTCAACCAAAACCTCTTTAAGCATTGCGAACAGTTCAACACTCGCTGTTGATTTAGGATTAACTTTATCCTTGCCAAGTATTGGCGCGAATGTATCGGTAGATTTGATCTCATGTTCTATTGCTATTGCACCCAAGCCAGATGCCTTTCTATCAGCATTGTTACTTGCCTTGTTCCAATCTGTTAGAGGTGTTGCAAGCGCGTCCCTTGCCGATGCGATATAGTTATTAGTCATAGTATATAACTCCTAGTTATGTGTGTTATGGGAAGCCCATAACGTCGAACCATTTGGCCGATAACTATTTATAGCATAGGATAACACGTTTACACAAGGGACTACACGAATTGACACGAAACTACATTTGGCGATACCTACCCTCCCCCCATGACCCACTTTGTCAAGCTGGTTCCATGTACGTCTATGTATTACTATTTTCCACGAATAATTCTATATTTTTTGAGTTTGGCTACCCCACCCCCCTCTATATAGCAAAGGCCCCCCCTATAAATCTCAAAAGGCTTGTGTAAAATTTTTTTTCGTCCTATAACACGTTTACGGCTAACAACCTGCGATGTAAAAATGACAATAACAGTAGAACCTGAACTGAATGTAAAATTATCAGAGTCTCCACCGCCTGTAGATCTAAAGGATCGTATGGAGTCAGCATCCAACACTGCAGCAGAACTTGCAAAACACGGGTTAGATGTAAAACCAACTAAGGAAGATAAGGAAACTGCAGCTAAGATTGTTAATGCTTATGCAAATGACCCTGAAAAGACGTCTAAAAAAGTTACACATAAGCGGATTGCTACTCTAACTCCAGCATCACTACTCCTTACAAACAGTATCATACAGGAATTTGGGCAGTCTGTAGTAGAAAGTTCTGTGCAGATACGTCACCTTGTGACAAATAAGTTACTGTTAGAGACCGATAACCCTGATCCTCGTGTACGAATACGTGCATTAGAGCTTCTAGGTAAGATTTCAGACGTAGGATTGTTCGCAGAGAAGTCCGAAGTTACTATAACACACCAATCTACGGATGATTTACGCGAGAAACTACGTTCTAAACTAACAAAACTAGCAAATCCTGTGGCAGAGATGGATACTGCTGTAATTATTGACGGGGAAGCGTTAGATGTAGACGCAGAATTGGGCCTGGATAGTGAATAAACCTGTTTTAGATTTTTCTGATGTTGAGATTCAGCAAATGCTAGACAATTTAGACCAATATACCTCTGACGAGATTGCTGAGATCGACCGTATGGTTGAGGAATTAGATACTCGCCGTACAAATAAGGCCGCATACGATGATTTAGTAGAATTTTGTAAGCGTATGCAGTCTGATTACATAGTTGGTAAGCATCACAGGCTGCTGGCTAACATGTTAATGGATATTGAAGCGGGAGAGAAAGACCGCATCTGTGTAAATATACCACCACGACACGGAAAATCACAACTTGTGTCTATTTTCTTCCCAGCGTGGTATTTAGGACGAAATCCTAACAAAAAAGTGATGATGGTATCTCACACGACTGACTTAGCGGTAGATTTTGGACGTAAAGTACGGAATTTAATCGCCACAGATGATTATAGGTCTATATTTCCTACAGTTAAATTAGCATCGGACTCTAAGTCAGCGGGTCGATGGAACACAAACTCTGGAGGTGAGTATTATGCGTGCGGTATTGGGTCTTCTATTGCTGGTAGGGGTGCTGACCTCTTGCTCATTGATGACCCCCATTCTGAACAAGATGTCATTAACGGAAATTTTGAAGTGTTCGAAAAAGCCTACGAGTGGTTTACATTCGGAGCCCGTACTCGACTTATGCCTAGAGGTAGCGTTGCCATAATACAAACACGTTGGCACATGGATGATCTGACAGGGCGTGTTGTACGAGATATGGGGCAGAATGAACGCTCAGATCAGTATGATGTGGTGGAGTTCCCCGCTATTTTGGACACTATAGACGATGAAACAAAAAAATCTACACAAAAACCCTTATGGCCTGAGTTTTTTGACCTTGACGCGTTACTACGTACAAAAGCGTCTATGCCTGTGTATCAGTGGAACGCACAGTATCAACAACAACCCACTGCTGAAGAAGCCGCACTTGTTAAACGTGAATGGTGGAATGTGTGGCAGAAAGAAGACCCGCCCTCGTGTGAATACGTTATCATGTCTTTAGATGCAGCAGCAGAGACACATAATCGCGCTGACTTTACCGCATTGACAACTTGGGGGGTGTTTTTAAACGAAGAAGTAGACAACTACAATATTATTTTGCTAAACAGTATAAAAAAGCGTATGGAGTTTCCAGAGTTAAAAGAATTAGCTATGGAAGAATATAGTGAATGGGACCCAGATGCGTTCATTGTGGAGAAAAAAAGTGCAGGTACAGCACTCTACCAAGAGATGAGACGTATGGGGTTACCTGTACAAGAATACACACCACACAGAGGGTCTGGTGACAAATTGGCGCGTTTAAACTCTGTGACGGACATCGTAGCGTCTGGACTATGTTGGATTCCAGAGACACGTTGGGCAGAAGAAGTGATAGAAGAGATTGCAGGATTTCCGTTTATGAGCCATGATGACCTTGTTGACTCTACCGTAATGGCCCTGATGCGCTTTAGACAGGGTGGATTTATAAGACTACCAAATGACGAGCCTGACGAGGTTCGGTACTTTAAACAACGCAGAGGAAGTGGATTTTACTGATGGCTATTGAAAAAGGATTATACCAAGCCCCCGTAGGTATAGATGAGGATAAAGACTCTTCTGAACTTGAAATTGAAATTGTAAACCCTGAAAGCGTTACACTAGATGACGGTAGTATGGAGATTACTATTATGCCTGGGGCAGAAGGTATGGAAGGTGGCGCGTTTGACGAGAATCTAGCTGAAATATTAGACGAAGGTATACTTGATAAACTATCTGATGATATTTTTGGTTTAGTTGAGTCTGATGTAGATAGCCGCAAGGACTGGGCAGATACGTTTGTAAAAGGGTTAGACGTACTAGGATTTAAGTATGAAGAACGTACAGAACCTTGGCAAGGCGCGTGTGGGGTATACTCCACAGTGCTAGCTGAAGCAGCAATACGTTTCCAAGCGGAGACAATGTCAGAGACGTTTCCCTCCTCTGGACCTGTTAAAACTAAGATATTAGGTGACGAGACTAAAGAAAAAGAAGAAGCCGCTGCCCGCGTTAAAGCTGACATGAATTATGAGCTTACAGAGAACATGGTCGAGTATAGACCAGAACATGAAAGATTACTCTATAGTCTTGGACTAGCAGGGTCGGCGTTTAAGAAAGTATACTATGATTCTACTATGGGCCGTCAAGTTGCTGTTTATATCCCAGCAGAGGATGTTATTGTTCCTTACGGAGCATCACATATAGAAACCGCAGAGCGTGTTACTCATGTTATGCGTAAAACTAAGAATGAGTTAAAGAAACTACAAGCTAACGGGTTTTACCGTGAAGTAGATCTTGGAGAACCACAAGCGTTCCATACAGATATAGAAGAACGCAAAGCAGAAGAAGGTGGGTATTCCCTCACCGACGACGATCGTTACACCGTCTATGAAGTACACGCCGATCTTATAATTGATGAGAGTGGTGATTCTGACGATGATATTGCTAAACCATATGTTGTAACACTAGAGCGTGGCTCTAACGAAATATTGGCAATACGTAGGAATTGGAACCCAGATGACGATTTAAACCTCAAACGTCAGCACTTCGTACATTATGTATATGTACCTGGATTTGGGTTCTATGGGCTGGGGCTTATTCACATCATTGGTGGATATGCTAGGGCGGGTACATCCTTGATACGACAACTTGTTGACGCTGGAACTCTTTCGAATCTCCCTGGGGGTTTAAAGTCTCGCGGGTTGCGTATCAAGGGTGACGATGCACCGATAGAGCCAGGAGAGTTTAAAGACGTGGATGTACCGTCAGGTAGTATCCGTGATAACATCATGCCTCTACCGTATAAAGAACCAAGTCAGACTCTACTAGCACTCCTAGACAAGATTACACAAGAAGGCCGTAGGCTCGGCGCTATTAGTGATATGAACATATCTGACATGTCTGCTAATGCCCCTGTTGGCACAACACTCGCACTCTTGGAGCGTACACTAAAACCTATGGCTGCAGTACAGGCTCGTGTGCATTATGCGATGAAGCAAGAGTTTAAACTTCTAAAAGTATTAATGGCTGAGTACGCACCGATGGAGTATGCCTACCAACCGATTCGAGGTGAGATAGGCGCACGTCAAGCTGATTACATGATGATTGATGTGATACCAGTTAGCGATCCTAACAGTTCTACTATGGCACAACGTGTTGTGCAGTACCAAGCTATCTTGCAGATGTCGCAACAAGCGCCACAGATATATGACCTACCCCAGCTCCACAGGCAGATGATAGAAGTTCTAGGAGTTAAGAACGCAGATAAACTTGTACCTGTTAAGGATGATATGAAACCTGTAGACCCTGTAAGTGAGAACATGGCAGCGTTGACTGGTACACCGATGAAAGCGTTTATCTACCAAGACCACGAAGCTCACATAGCTACACATACTTCCTTTATGCAAGATCCAATGATAGCGCAGACTATCGGGCAGAACCCACAGGCACAACAAATTATGGCTTCACTACAGTCACATATAGCTGAACATCTTGGCTTTAAATACCGTAAAGATATAGAAGAACGTTTAGGCGTTGATTTACCTATACCTAACGCTGAACTACCTGAAGAAATTGAAGTAGACTTAGCTAGGTTAGTAGCCAAGGCAGGTGTACAACTTGCACAAGAACATCAAAAACAAGCTGCACAACAGCAAGCGCAAGAACAAGCAAAAGATCCAATGATGCAAATCAAACAACAAGAAGTACAGATCAAGCAGCAAGATGTAGAGCGTAAGACTCAAAAAGATAAAGTCGATGCTATGATAGATACTCGGAAACTTGAACTTGAAGAACAAGAAATGATGATGGACGCTCAAAAATCAGGTGTAAAGATGGCAGCAGACAGGCGAACGTCTAACGCAAAGATTGATCTTGAGACTATGAAAACTATGCAGAATGGCAAAGGTAAGGGACAATAATGGCAAAAACCGTCTTTGACGTGCTTAAAGAAAAAATCGTAGCTGAAAAAGCTAACGCAACTGAATTTCTTACTTCTGGGGGTCCAAAAGACTTTGCTCAGTATAAGGAAGTTACTGGACTGATACGGGGTCTTGAGTCCAGCATACAATACATAGAAGACCTCTCGCGCAATTATATGGAAGATGATGATAATGACTAAAGTAGCAGAACTAATACCTGAAGAAATGACGGAACAAGAACTAGAGGTACAGTTACCTATACCTGTAGGATACCGTTTGCTTGTCGCTATGCCTGAAATAGAAGAAACCTATGAAAACACTAAACTTCTAAAAACATCTACAACTATGCACCAAGAGCATATTATGTCGATCATAGGTCTTGTAGTAGATATGGGCGAGCAGGCATATTCAGATAAGGAACGTTTCGGAGATAAACCTTGGTGTAATCCAGGGGACTACGTGATGTTCCGTGCAAATACAGGCACAAGATTTAAAGTTGGTGGTGTTGAGTATCGTTTAATGAACGATGATTCAATCGAAGCTATAGTAAACGACCCCCGTGGTGTGACACGAGCATAAGGAAATAGAAAATGCCATTTCAAAAAGTCCAATATACTTTCCCTGACGAGGAAGAAAAAAATGAAGTTATTGAGGTAGAAAATTCTAGCGCAATAGAAGTTGACGTTTCTGGAGAAACAAAAGAAAAAACAAAAGAAGAAGAAGTTAAAGTTGAACCTGCTCCTGAAAAAGAAATAGAAATTGAGGTTGTTAACGACACTCCTAAAGCTGATAGGAATCGTAAAGCCTCTGAACCCCCAGAAGATGTTACTGATGAGGAGTTGGAAGACTACTCAGAAAAAGTTCGTAAAAGAATACAACATTTTAGCAAAGGCTACCACGATGAGAGACGCGCTAAAGAAGCGGCTTTTAGAGAAAAGAAAGAGTTGGAGGCATTAACACAATCTCTTGTAGATGAGAACAAAAAACTAAAAGGCAGTGTTAACAAAAACCAAACAGCAATGCTTGAGCAAGCTAAGAAGGGCGCAGTTGTTGAGCTTGATTCTGCTAAAAAAGCATATAAACAAGCGTATGAGGCTGGGGACTCAGATTTACTACTTACAGCACAAGAAAGTTTAACCGCTGCTAAGATTAAAACTGATAAGTTAGATAATTATAAAATTCGACCTTTACAGGAAGTTGAAACGCCTGTAGCATCACCTCAAGAGACCGCTGCAGAACCTAATGTCGATCCAAAAGCCTTAGACTGGGCTGAAAAAAACCCTTGGTATGGATCAAATGACGAAATGACGGCTATGGCAATGGTCACGCATGATAGATTAGCGAAGCAAGGCACAGACTTGCAGAGCGATGAATACTACGAGGCAATAAATACTCGTATGCGGCAACTTTTCCCCGATGAGTTCGAGGATGTTGCAATAACGGAGGCAGAAAAGCCAAAGCGAAGATCAAATGTGGTTGCACCCGCTACGCGGAGCACGTCACCCAAAAAAGTGACATTAACGCAGACACAAGTTTCTCTCGCTAAAAGGTTGGGACTAACTCCAGAACAATACGCCAGACAGGTTGCAATAGACATGAGGAAAGAAAATGGTTGAAAATCGCATAGATCGTGAAATGACTACCCGTGAGAATACAGTACGTAAAAAGGCATGGACTCGTCCTGAAGTATTACCTTCACCGAATCCAGAACCAGGATACGCATTTCGATGGGTACGAACAAGCAATCAAGGGCAAGTCGATGCTACAAATGTTTCTTCAAAAATACGTGAAGGTTGGGAGCCTGTAAAAGCCTCTGATCACCCTGAGATTGTAATGGTTACTGTAGAAAACGAAAGATTTGCAGAGAACGTTGTAATTGGTGGTCTGATGTTATGTAAAGCTCCTGTCGAATTGGTTGATGAACGCAGCTCATACTATAAGCAGCAGACGGATAGCCAGATACATTCGGTAGACAACAACCTCATGCGCGAGAACGACCCTAGGATGCCCTTGTTTAACGACAGGAAATCTAAGGTTACTTTTGGAAAAGGCAATTAATTTAAATCAAAGGAGAATTGGATATGGCTTATCCAACTATAGACGCCCCTTATGGGCTTGTTCCCGTTGGTCTGATTGGTGGTCGTCCTTACACAGGCGCTACTCGCAAAATGAAGATAGCTAGCAACTACGGCACAGCTATCGGAAAAGGCGATTTAGTAAAACGTGTAAATGACGGAACCATTGAGCGTGACGGGAGTACAACAGCTTTCCCAGCTACTGGTACACTAGGTGTTTTTATGGGTTGTAGTTATACTGACCCGAACACTAGCCAGCTAACATTCAACAATCAGTATCCTGCTAGCATTGTTGCTAGTGATATTGAAGCGTTTGTTGCAGATGACCCTGACTTAATAATGAAAGTAGCTATATGCTCTTCAGGGACAACAATGGCAACATTGGGAAGGACTGTTATTGGTAATAAAACTTCAATCCTTAGTAATACACTAACTACTATTAATGGACGATCGAAGTTAGCTGCTAACAACAGCGTCGCTACCACTTCAACACTACCACTTCATATTATTGATGTAGTCGATACTACAGCAACTGGAAGCGATACCTTCCAAGAATTGCTTGTTATATTTAGTACACATACTGATAATGGTAGCAACGTGTTCATTGGTGGACATGCTTATCGTAATCCAGTTGGCCTATAAAGGAGATAAATAATGGCTATATCACGCGCACAACTCCTTAAAGAATTGCTTCCTGGCTTGAACGCATTATTCGGTTTAGAATATGCTAAGTACGGTGAGGAGCACGCAGAGATCTTTGATTCAGAGACATCTGACCGTTCTTTTGAAGAGGAAACTAAGCTATCAGGCTTCTCCGCAGCACCAGTCAAAGACGAGGGCTCTGCCATCGAATACGACAATGCTCAAGAGGCTTTCACGGCTCGCTACAACCACGAAACAATCGCAATGGGTTTTTCAGTTACTGAAGAGGCTATTGAGGATAACTTGTATGATTCTATATCACAACGTTATACTAAAGCGCTTGCTCGTGCCATGGCGTACACAAAACAAGTTAAGGCATCTACAATTTTAAATAATGCCTTTGACTCTGGCACTACTTATGGAGATGGAGTGGAGCTTTGTTCTACTGCACACCCGTTAGTAAGTGGTGGTACTAACTCGAATGAGCCAGCAACGCCCGCAGACTTGAATGAGACTTCGCTTGAAGCGGCTATCATTCAAATTGCAGGTTGGACAGACGAGCGCGGCTTGTTGATCGCTGCAAAACCTAAGAAACTTGTGATTCCACCGAACTTGCAATTCGTTGCAACTAGGCTATTGGAAACAGAAGGTCGTGTAGGTACAGCAGACAACGATCTAAACGCAATCCGTAGCAACGGAGCTGTCCCTGGTGGATACACTGTTAACCATTATCTAACTGATACAGATGCTTGGTTCTTAATGACAGACGTTCCAAACGGTCTAAAACACTTTACTCGTAGCCCAATGGCAACATCTATGGATGCTGACTTTGATACAGGTAACAGTCGTTATAAGGCTCGTGAGCGTTACAGTTTTGGTGTATCTGACCCGTTAGGGATCTTCGGTTCACCTGGAGCATAAAACTTTTAGAGGGGGCGAGTAACATCGCCCTTTCTTTTTACACGGGTTCGTGTATAATATAAAAATTACCTTAACAGTCGTATGGTACGGCTGACATTTGCCAAGATAAGGAGATTTACATGGCTAATACAACTTTTACTGGTGCTGTTCGCTCAAAAAACGGTTTTGAAGACATTACTGTTTCCGCGATAGGCGCAGTCACAACTAATTCCACATATGGTACAAACGCTTCTGTAGGTGGCACGCTTGGCGTAACAGGAAGATCAACTCTAACTGGAAATACTATTGCAACAACTGCAGGTACGGGTATTACAACTGGTACAGGTACAGTTTATGCAGCTTCAGTAATTAAAACAGGCGGTATTTTTCATACTAAAATTTTAATTGATTTAACAGGTTTAGCATCATCTGGTTCTGGTGATATCATCGGAAAAGCAGCAACTGCTAATTCTCATATTGGACAAATTACAGCAGCAGTAAACGGAACAGTTCTAGGCGGAAAATTAACTTGCTTAGAAGCTCCAGCAGGTGGAGATCCAGATATCAACTTATGGTATGCGGATGAAGCAACTGGTACAGAAGATGCAGCAATAACAAGTTTAACAAACCAAACGCAAATGTGTGACAGTGGTGATTTAGCTTTAAATAGCGTAGTCAGTATTCCAACACCGCCAGCAGCAGATAAATATATTTATATGGTTACAGGTGCAGCAACTAACGCAGACTACACCGCTGGTAAGATTCTTATTGAGTTCTTCGGTTACGATGCTTAATTAATCAGGTGGGGCGCAAGCCCCATCTTCACACTTAGGAGATTAATATGGGTATTTCAGACGTTAAGGTTTTAACTGTAAACGACGAGAACGCTGCAGACGCAGATCGTTTAGTCACTGCAGCTAGACCTAATACGAGTGCAACTATGGCTAATACTACTTTTGCAGGAGGAGCGGCTAGAAACGTTACTGTAACAACTGCAGGTACAAGTGATAACGCAAAAACATGTACAA